AATGTTCCTGACATAACAACAGATAACTTCTTGTTAGAAAGTTTTGATATAGGCGAAGTATTAGATATATCCCTTCCTGTAGATAATACAGCTGTTAATCCATTTAATATGGGGGGAGGTGGTGGTGTATCATAAATAAAAACAAATGGCAGATTTTAAAAGAATACATACAATATATAGTAAAGCAGCTAAGGATAATAGTATAAATAATTATCCGGGAGCAGATATAAGTCTAGATCCTTGCCTCACTGAAGCATATGTTTGGTCTAATATTCAAAGTTTATACCAAAATTGTATAGATCCTATAGTAAAAGCTTTTGGTAGTGATTTTATTAAACTTACATCTGTTTATAAATCATCTGAATTAGAAAGATTTCTAGGTGGGAATCCTAATTCACAACATGTTTGGGGTTACGCTGCTGATATTATTAGTACAAAACATCCTACTTCTTTAATATGGAATTGGTGTTTTAAAAATTTACCTTCATGGAATCAATTAATATGGGAATATCCTGAGAGAGGAAGGTTTACACAAATAGACCAAGATTATTCTTGGATTCATATTTCTTTTGTTAAAGAAAATAACCCAAAAATAACCTCTATTTCTTCAAAAGTAGAAAAAATCCACAAAATATATGAAGGGGAATTAACAACAAGGTTGGGGGACTATACACACGGTATAACTTTAGCTGACGAAAATTTATTATAAAATGACTTATATACCTAAATTACCAAATGCTTATCAAGGGAATCAAGTAATAATAAACTCGGATAGATTATTATTTAATGCAAAAACTGATAGTATATTAATGTACTCAGATAAAGCTATAGGTTTTAGTACTAATGGTAGTTTTCATTTTGATACAAGCCCTGATAAAGAAAAAAGCAAATTTATAATAAATTCACCTAACATATATTTAGGATTAGAATATAACAACACATTACCAGTACAACCAGCAGTTTTAGGAGATGATTTAATAACAACTTTAAAAGATATATTATATTCAATTGAAACTGTTTATGCTGATATTATATTCCAAATATCATATATAACAACTAAAGGAGGAACACCTACAGGTATGAACCCTAAAAATAATATTATATTTAAAAAAAGACAAAGGTCTTTAAATAAAATAATAGAGAGTTTAGAAGATATTAAAAGTAAAAACACAAAATTAGTATAAAATGGCATCACAACAAGTAAGAAATATGATAAATAATCAGATAGATTCTTTACTAGTTAGAGCTGAAACTGAATTAAGAAATGAAGGTAATAAGAAGTTAATTGAACTTCAAAATGAATTAATGACACCTGAGACTATTTTAAAAGCACTCAAAGTAGATGTTAATAGTACTTCATGTAGTGCTTCTGGTCTTGATAAGTATGAGAAGGTTAGACAAAAATTACTTACAAAAATAACAGGAATTAAAAACTTATTAGGAAATGCTAAAGAAAAATTAGAAGGAATAGACGGAAAGGTTAGACCTATAATTAAAGGAGAAGGAGTAGTAGGGGCTATAAATGACCTTAAAAATAATATAGTAGACCCTATAATAATGCCTATTTTAAAAGCACTTTCATTAGCAATACCTGTAGCTTTATTTGTATTAAAAGGACCAATAGCAGATGGTTTTATGTCAACAGAACTTCGTCAAAAATTAGTTGAAGCAAAAACAAAAATTAAGGAATTAGAAGCATTAATGATTGGAATACCTTTTATGATATTATTTTATCAAAAGAAAGCTGAGAGAATAATGTCACCACTTGATAAAATATTATTAAAATTAACTTTTATACTTGATGAAATAGGAAAGATAGAAGCATTTATACACAGTTTATATCTCAACCATGTAGGTGGATGTGATGAATTAGCAAATGCTGCTAATGAATCAGTAAATTCAGACACAATGACGGGTAATGAAGGGGGTAGTGTATTACCTAACCCTGATGGTCCTACTCCTTTAGATCAATATCTAAGTTTATTACAAGATCAATATGAAGATGTATATGCACAGGTATTAAACTCAACAAATAAAAAGTATGTAAAGAGAGTCTTTGCACTTAAAGAAACTTTAGAAGAAGATTACGATATTAGTTTCAAAACCATAAAAAATTAAAAAAAGATTATATTTATAATAAATGATGAAATATGAAAGCAAAAGTATTTGAAAAATTAATAAGAAAAATAGTTAGAGAAGAAATTGACTATGCATTACATAGAGAAATAAAATCACTAAAAGAAGATTTACGTGACGAAGTAAAACCTAGAATCGTAGAAGAAAATAATCCTACTTTAAAAGAAAAAATTATGGGTAAATCCCCAGTTAAAAATCACCAACCCCTAAATTTTACAAATAATTCAACATTAAATGACTTATTAAATGAAACGGCTCAAGGAGATACAAATTTAGGTGGTAATAGATCACCAGTTTCTGTAGATGGTGATTTTTCTAGTATAGGAGGAGTACCCGCAGAAGCAGCACCCAAAGAAGTAGTAGATGCCGTAACTAGGGATTATAGTGGATTAATGAAAGCAATAGATAATAGAAATAATAAATAATAAATGCCTATAATATCAGGAATTAAAAGAATAAACCCTTTAGATCTTAATAAAAATGTTAAGATAGGGGTAGCTTTTCCCTTAAACGAAGAAAATATGTTTAATGGTACTGAAACAATAGAAGAACAAACAAAAGCTAACCTTATAAACCTACTACTTACAGAACCAGGCGAAAGGGTAAATATACCTAGATATGGGGTAGGATTAAAAAAATTATTATTTGAACAAAATTTAGATTTAGAAGTATTAAAAGAACAAATAATACGTAAATCCTCAATATATATACCTAATATAAAGGTATTAAACGTTATAACAAGAATAGCATCAGTAGATAGACACACTATACTTGTAGGTATAACTTATAAATCCTTATTAAACGGGAAACAAGATAGTATACAATTAAATTTTAGTTAAGATGGCTTATAATAAAATATTAAATAAATTTAAAAATAAAGACGTAAAATACATAAGTAAAGATTATAATTCTTTCAAATCACAACTTATGGAATTTGCCAAAACTTATTTTCCTGAAAATTTTAATGATTTTAGTGAAGGTAACCCAGGGATGATGTTTTTAGAAATGGCGGCCTATGTAGGGGATGTTCTTTCCTTCTACACAGATACTCAAGTACAAGAAACCTTTTTAACCTTAGCACAAGATAAAGAAAATTTATATAATATAGCTTATGCTTTAGGATATAAACCAAAAGCAACATCCGCAGCTAGTACTATATTAGAAATATCTCAATTAGTACCCTCTAAAACAACAACAGATGGAGGTGGGAATACTGTTTATGTAGAAGATTATAATTATGGGTTAAGAGTAAAGAGAAACTCTACATTCAACTCAACTGAAGGAACAAGTTTTTACTTAACTGAAGATTGTAATTTTACATATTCTTCTTCTTTTAGTCCCACTACTTCTAGTGTACATCAGTTTGATGCATCGGGTAATCCTGAATATTTTTTATTAAAAAAGAATGTAAGAGCTTTATCCGGAACTGCTAAATCACAAACTTTTACTATAGGAGAAGCTGAAAGATTTAAAACAATAACTTTATTTGACACTAATATTATGTCAATAGAATCTATAACAGATTCAGATGGTAATGAATGGGAAGAAGTTGATTATTTAGCACAGGATACAAAATTTGAAGAGGTATCTAATACAGCTGCTAATGATCCTTTATTAAATCAGTTTAGTGATGATACTCCTTACTTATTACAATTAAAACAAGTTCCAAGAAGATTTGTATCTAGACATAAACCAAATAATGAATTAGAAATACAATTTGGTGCGGGGGCCAGCTCTAAATCAGATGAACAAATAATCCCAAACCCAGACAATATAGGATTGGGTATAAAAGATGGAAGAGCAGATTTAGATAAATCATATGACCCTTCAAATTTCTTATACACAAAAGCTTATGGGCAGATTCCTTCAAACACGACGTTAACAGTAAAATATATAGTAGGAGGGGGCTTAAGCTCTAATGTAAACTCACACACAGTTACAGAAGTTGGAACTTTATTACAAGACTATAAACCTAATATAAATTCAGGTATGAGGAATTTTGTAATATCCACTGTAACCTCTACTAACCCTGAACCCGCTAGAGGAGGGGGAGCCGGGGATAGTATAGAAGATATAAGATTAAATACTATAGCTAATTTCTCAACCCAAAAAAGAACAGTTACTAGAGAAGATTACATAATTAGATCTTTATCTATGCCACCCCAATTTGGTGGGGTAGCAAAAGCTTTTGTGGTCCAAGATGATCAAACATCCCCCTTAACAACAGAACCCAATAGAATACCAAACCCTTTAGCTTTAAATTTATATACTTTAGGTTATAATAATACTAGAAGATTATCTACATTAAATAGAGCTACAAAAACAAATTTAGCAACATATCTAGAACAATATAGAATGCTAACTGACGCTATTAATATCAAAGATGCATTCATAATAAATTTTAGTATAGAATTTGAAATAACAGTTTACAAAAATTATAACAATGACGATGTATTATTAAATGCAATAGCAGAATTAAAAGACTACTTCAATATAAATAAATGGCAAATAAATCAACCAATAATAGTTTCAGATGTTAAAAACACTATAGGAGCTGTAAGAGGAGTCCAAACAGTAGAAGATGTAAGATTTAAAAATGAATATGGTATTGATTCTAACTATTCTCAATATAAATATTCTATTGATGGTGCTACAAGGAATGGAGTGATTTATCCGTCAATGGACCCAAGTATTTTTGAGCTCAAATACCCAGACACAGACATTAAAGGACAAGTAACAACATATTAATTATGGCATATTATTCAATTTACCCACAAAAAGACACAACAATATATAGTCATCCTGACCGCCAATATATGAATACGGGACATGATGAGATATTAGAACTAGCAAAAGAAAAAGGAAGTTCAGACCAAATACTATACCCTTCTAGAATATTAATACAATTTAAAACAGAAGATATATTAGAGGCATATCAAAAAATCCCAGCTTTATCTAAAGATGCATGGATGGTTGATGGAATAGAGGGGGTAACAAATTATACTGGTTTAACAAGCACCCAAGGTACTCTCCCTACAGGGGCTAATTTAACAGCAAGTGTACAATTAATATCAACAGAACCTATAAACCTTACATCTACTCAAAACATAGTAATGAAAATAGTAAGTGCGAGTAATGGAGATGTTAGCGGCTGGAGTGAAGGAACAGGAAGATATGATAATATGCCAACAGGATCAAATGGGGTTAGTTGGATATATCAAAACAATACAACACAAAAACAACCTTGGAGAACTGGAAGTTTTGGAGAATTTTCAACAGGTTCTGTTGTAAGTTCTTCCCTTATACCACAAGGAGGGGGAGCATGGTATATGTCCTCATCATATGATCCTGCCATATATAATAATATGGGTTACCATGTATCACAACAATTTTTATCAGGTGATTCTCTAAATACAGATTTAGAATGTACACATTTTATTCATAAATTAGCAATAGGACCAACAGGATATAACCTAACAGCGGGGTGGTCAAATGCTTATCAAAATTGGCCTTATGTAATACCTGAAAATAATGGTTTTTTAATAAAACTCCCAGATGCAGTTGAAAATAATGTATCTCATAGTTTAGGTATTTTAAATTATTTCTCAGTAGATACCCATACTATATATGCCCCTAAATTGGTATTTAAATGGGATGATAGCGTACATAATAACCAATCTTCAGCTAAACAAAGTGGAAAGTTAAATGTAACTCTTTATAATAATGAAAAAACATATAACCAAAATGACGAAGCCGTAATAAGGGTACATGTAAGAGATAAATATCCTACAAGAACTTTTGCAACAACTTCTAACTACTTAGATGCAGGGTATTTTACTACATCTTCTTATTATAGTGTAAGAGATGCATACACAGAAAGAGAAATTATACCTTTTGATAATAACAATACAAGAATGAGTGCCGACTCAGAAGGAATGCATTTTAAACTCTATATGAAAAATTTCCAACCAGAAAGATATTACCGTATATTATTTAAGCATATTAATGATGAGGGAACAACTATTTATGATAATAAATATTATTTTAAAGTTATAAGGTAATGGCTATAAAAAAAATTAAATTAAATAAAAAAGTTTATAGTAATAAAAAATTCAAAGAAGAAGTAGATCTTAGTTTTAAAAAACTAGCTAAATCAAAAAAAAGTTTAACGAAGATAGACTCAAAGGTATATATGATGAGATTTTTTATGACATACCTATAGATGGAAAAGATTCCCACAAAAATATAGTAGAACAAACCTATGATTATCTCCACTATAATAAAAGTAAGAACCTAGAATCAATAATAAAAAACCTAGCAGACCAAATAGCAGCAAAAACCACAGAATTGGATGGTTATAATGTCATCACACCAGAACACGACATATATGAAAATGGTTCTCTTGTAATGCATGGGTCCAACAATGTTCCTTACCAAGATTCAAACCATATATGGATAATGCAGGAAGGAAGAAAAAGAAAATTCGAATCAGATACAACTCCTGTATTTATTGAAACCAAAAAGGCTTTAAAACTCCCAATGGATAGTTTTGATGGAAGATATTATGCCCCCGCTTCTGAATTAAATAATATCCCTGATGGAAAACCTATCACTAAAATGGAAGACCTGAACCTAAAAGGCCATCAGATAATCCCTGCAGAAGATCTTGAAGATATTACAATAAGAAATGCTTACACTCAAATAGAATTAGAATGTATGGGAAATGAAATAGGAGACTATTCAGGGCAAGTAATAAATGGACAAATAGACTACAGCCAAGCCCAATTCCGTTTAGGTAGTGGTGGTTGTCAACTTAAATACCTTGTAGATGATTACAGCACAGATACTGCCCCTTTAATAGTCATGACTAGAACTATGACTAAAGGACAAAAAGTAACTATAGACATCCTTAGAACGGGAATAGGAAATGAGGACCAAGGATTACCTACAAACATGGAAGATTATTACCAACAAAATGGTGCTTATAATGTCCAAGCAGTTACATATAATGGTAATACTATTTCTAATTATGAAAAAAGATGGGGGCCTTACGGTTTAGGAGAATACCCAGGAATATTATACGCTACAGGTAGATTATTAGTAAGAAATATACCTAATGAATATATGCAGAATATATTAATGGTACCCCAAGAAACAGAACAAAAAATACTAAATGGTCTTCCTTCTACCCTCCAAACAAGTACTGGTATATCTGATTTAACCATAGTTGATGGTGGTCAAGGAGGTGTTAGTAGTTATGGTACTAAAATGATTTATAAAGGATCAGGTGTTGATTCCACAGGGGATGGTGTTTATAA